CGACGGATCACCCACATCTCAAAAATCCGGGGGAGGACCCGCAGACCCGTTGCGCCGCAACGGTTCTCACTGTTCTCAACAGCGGGACGGGGGTGGTGATCACTTGGCAGTTTTGATCGCGCGATCTAGCGCATTGCTGAGGTGAGTTGGGAAGTGCTGCGAGACCGTTTGATTGCCGACGCGTTCCATTGGGAAGCGACGGTCGTATTGCGGTTCATCGACCACGATGAAGTAGGGGAATAGGCGTTCACGGGAACGACGCCAAACGCCTGGTGTGCCACCGCCTTTGGGTGTGCCGATGAAGTAGCCACCGCGATCAGTGGATGAGAGCTTGGATTGGATCTCAGCGAAGAGCCTGCGCTTGGGGTTGCCGGCGGCGTTGACGGCCAGGGAGGTGGGGACGAGTTTGCCGGGGGGCAGTGTGTTGGTGGGCTGGTCGTTAGCGAGGCCACGGATGAAGCCCTCGTAGGCCTTCCAACGGCGGGTGCCACCAAAGGTCTGGGGGTCGAAGTAGGGGCGGTTGGGTTGTGGGGCGATGGTGGCGACGAGGTTGGCCTTGGTGGACTTGGTGTAGCGGAAGGCGTTCTTGGTGAAGGCGGTGGGGTTTTTGAAGGCGGTGGAGGTAGTGGCCTTGAAAGCTTGCTGAACGTCGCGGGCGGTGTTGTTGATGGCTACGGAGGTAGCGAAGGGGAGCTGACCTTGGAAGGCGCCAACGAAGCGGCGCATGGGGTCGAGCTGAGAGGTATCGACGCTGACGTTGAGCATGGGGTATCAGCGGTCCAGGAGTTCTTCGAGTTCCAGCCTGCGCAGGTCGGTGTCGGAGGGGAGGTGCCACTCGCCCTGCTCTTCACCGTCGGCAGAGATGACGACGACGGAGGAGACGGTGCGCCAGGAGGCGACCCAGTTCACCACCAGCTCCTGCCACCAGGAGAGCCAGAGCATGTCGCGGGCTAGGAGCCAGGAGAGGTTGGCGGCGCGCTTCATTGGGCGGTGGCGGCTGGGGACAGGCTGAGCACCCCCAGGTGTTTCAAGGTGGGACGCAGTGGACCCACCAGGAGAGGTTGCGGTCTGAGTCAAGACCGGCAGGATGATGCGGTCCAGACCCAGACAAAGCGATGATGCGAAAAACGCGGATCGGCGAAGAGCCGATGGTCCAGTGCAACACCTGGATGAGCGTCGACTTGGTGCGCAGGTTGGAGGAGCGGGCAACCGAACTGAGCCTGAGCCGATCCAGCTACGTGCGGATGGTGCTGGAGCAGGCGCTGAAGCGTGACGCCCGCTCCACCAGGAAGGGAGGTTGAGGGGTGAACCTGATCATGGTCGAGCACGACGACGTGCTGCTCGATGAGAGCTTGAGCTGGACGGCCAAAGGGCTGCTGGTGTTCGTGCTGGCGTGCGGCGCTACGGCGGAGCAGCCGATGACGCGTGAGCAGCTGTACCGCGGTGGTACGGAGCGCCAGGAGGAGATCGATGCAGCGCTGGAGGAGCTTCGACGCCGCGGCCTGCTGCTGGCGGAGGTGGAGTGATGGCTGAACAGGGCTTGAGCGTGGTGTGCAACGGGTTCTGCCTGATGCCCAACCAGCTGCTGGACGAAGCGCCCGACAAGTCGTTCTGCCTTGTGTACCTCGTCGTGTACCGGCACGGGAATGGGTCACCGCAGGGTTGTTGGTGCAGCCACCAGCAGATCAGCAGGGAGAGCGGTGTGTACCTCAAGGGTGTGCGGCGTGCGCTGGCATGGCTGGAGGAGCACGGATGGCTGGAGGCGAACCGCCGAACGGGGAGCACGACGGTGTACCGGGTGATCGTGCAAGACCCCGAGCGAAAACGACCCAGGTCGAAAACGACCCAGGTCGAAACCGACCGGGGGGGTGGGTCGAAAACGACCGGGGGGGGTAGGGCGAAAACGACCTACAAACAAAATCCCTACAAACAAGATCCCAAGAACAAGATCCCAGTAGGTAGGGCCGCGCCTGACGGCGCTGCGACCGACCGGGGGAAGCGCTCGAAGGTTTTCAGGCCCAGGCCGGAGGACGTGCCACCGGAGCTGGGTGGTGCTGCAGCAGAGCTGCTGACCTTCTGGGGCGAGAAGGCCGGGAGCAAGAGCCAGCGGGCCTGGCTGGTGCTGCTGGCGGAACTGCGAAAAATCCAGCTCCACCGCGAAGGCGGTATCGCCGTGGTGCGGCAGCAGCTGCAGAACGGCACGCAGGCCGGCTGGGCCAGCTGCACCTTCAGCAACTGGGAGCGCTACGGCAGGCAGCGGGTACAGGGCATCACGCCGAGGGGTTGCCGCGCTGACGAGAAATCCATTGCCGAGCTGGCGGCCGAGATGGAAGCCATGCCCGTGCTGTCGTTCAACCAACAACGCCGATGAGAGCTTCGAGCTTTTCGCTCGGTCTGCGGACCTTGAGCACCGTGACGCCGTACATGCGGACGATCACCGAGGACGAGCTGAAGTGCCTGTGGATGCTGCTGGACGAGACCGTGCGCGATGGCGTTACGGACGAGCAGTGGTTCTGGGCGATCAAGATCCGGATGAGCGAGCGGTCTGAGGACCAGCAGCTGCCGATCCACTACCAGGTGCTGCGGCACCTGTTCCGGCTGGAGAACGGCCAGCCCAATTTCCAGTGGGGGTTGAAGGCAGACCTGGCGGAGCGGATGAGCTTGTGCAGCACCCATGCGGAGGTGCAGAAGCTGGAGCAGCAGGCGCAGCAACCGAACCGACCGCGATTGGAGGCTGGTGGTGATGCCCTGCGGCTTGGAGGCCGGTGATGGACTGCCAGGGGCTGGTGATGCTGCTGGTGAAGCTGGTGGCGCGTGGGCTGGTGCCACTGGAGGCGCTCGATGAACCGAGCCCGGAATGGCAGGACAACGCACGGACCGCTGGACCGTGGGCGGTGCAGCGCGAACACCGGAACCTGGCCAGGGAGTGGATTGCAGCGAACCCAGAGCCGTGGGCAGCGCTGCTGGAGCAGTACCGGCAGGAGCGTGAGGAACGTGGTCAGCAGCGTGTGGGCATGACCAGCTGGCTGGAGGATGCGCTGCCGTGAACGATCAGGGTCCAGAGCGCGATGGCGCTCAGCAGCGGTCAGGACCGCCTACAAGGCCCCTGGAGGGTGATGGGCGGGGGATTGTGCCCGCAGAGCTGCAGGACGGCCTTGTAGGGGCTCCTGATGCGATCACGTTCGTGGTGGTGGGCCTGCCGGCACCGCAGGGCAGCAAGCGCCATGTCGGGAACGGCGTGATGGTCGAGTCGAGCAAGGCGGTCAAGCCATGGCGGCAGGACGTGAAGCACGCGGCGCTGCTGAAGGTGCCGAACGGCTGGGATCGCAGTGGTGCGATGGCGTTGACGGTGAGCTTTCGGTTCCGCCGGCCAAAGGGTCATTACGGCACGAGGGGATTGAAGCCCTCAGCGCCGGTGTGGAACGTCAGCGGGCGCTGCGGCGATCTGTCGAAGCTGGTGCGGGCGACGGAGGACGCGCTGACGGGTGTGGTGTGGGATGACGACCGGCAGGTGACGACGACGGCGGCGTGCAAACGGTGGTGCATTGGTGAAGAACCGGCAGGAGCGGTGATCACCGTGGTGCGGCTCAGGGGAAGGGTCTGAACCGGCGGGGGCTTGCGGTTGCGGTCCAGATCGTATAGCTTCGTTGGTGCGGAACAAGACGGGCTGCAACCCGTCCCGCTCCTGGCCACCGGTCAGGCCACCACTCGCGCCCGACCACTGGTTGGGCTGATTTTCCATGACTTCCCCGAACTTTGCTGCGGGGGCGGCCTCTGATGCCCTGATCCGCATCACCAGTCCCAGCACACGCACCATTGCCCTCTCTGGCCGCGAGCTGCGCCGTGAGGCCGCTAGGCGAGCCAAGCGCGAAGCCAAGAGCCAGCGCACCATCAACGGCTTTCAGCCAGCAGGTGGCGCCAATGGCTGACGCATCTGCCTTCCTGGTTGCTCGCGAGTTCGATCAGCTCAACCATTTGATGGAGGAGACCTTCGGCGACTGCTTTGGCGTTGATGAGATCACGCCTGAGATGCCAAAGGAAGAGATCGAGGCCAAGCTGCACCGCTTCGCTGCCTTTGCAGATCAAGCCATCCCCAAGATCGAATGGATCCTGATCCACTCAGGTGACATTCTTTCGGCAGAGCAGCGATCAACGCTGTCGCTGTATCGCGGCCAGCTATGCGAAATGCTTGCCATTCGAATGGAGTGGACCTGAAGCATAGAAACCGGCGGCTGATTCGTAGCCGTCGGGATCGTTATCGCATCTACCGATCAACAGGCGGCCTATGCGCTCGCTGCCTGTGTGACCTTGGCTCTTACTGGGAAGTCGACCACATCACTCGCTGGGCTGATGGTGGCGATTCTCGATGGAGCAACCTTCAACCCTTATGCAGGCGCTGTCACGTTCTTAAAACCAAGGAGGAAAACACGATGGGATGCCCACTACGCCTAGCCAACTGGGGAACCCAAGAAGAAGGCGATGGCAAGCTCCGTCGAGGACACAAGGAAGGCTGCCTAGTCGCTTGTGAGCGGTTCAGTCGGGGAGAGAAGTTCACCTCTGTGATCCTTCCGACCCGCTACGGCAAAAGCCATCTGGCTCGCTTCATCACCCTTGCCGGCACCTTCGGCATCGAAGCCCCAACAGGTGTCATTCAGCCGTTTGCAAGCGGCTCTCTGTTCCTCACCCATAGGGGCTTTCTAAGCCGTCAGATCATCGAGGCGGAGAAATGGCGGCAGTTCGCCAAGACCTTCGAGGTTCTGAACATGCCGACTGTTACGGCATGTGAGATCAAAAGTTCTCCGGCCAGACCGCAGAACATCTGTGAAAACGGCGAGATCTTTGCCGTGACCACGATCCCTATGCTCAGCAACAACATTGACGTGTTTGTTGACTGGGTAGAAATCAAAAGTCGCATTGGTCGTCCGCCGATCATCTTCGCTGACGAGGCTCAGTTCTTCGGGGATGGAGACGACAAGAAGTGGGGACCGGCGTTGATCGAGCTGGCCCAGGCTGGTGCTTTCATCATGCCGATGACAGCCACGCCCATGCGGGCAGACGGCAACACCATTCCCGGTTTCCAAAAGCTGGGCGCGATTACTAGCAGCGAGCTGTACGCCACCTATGAGGAGATCGGCGCTGTTCACCCTGAGCTGGGTGTCGTCTTTGACCAAGATGGCAATCCCATCATCTGGAACAGAAAGGACATCTGGGACAAGCGGGTTGAAACCGCTGAGCTTGATGCTCACGTCAAGGTTGAACGCCAAGAAGCGTGGTTCCACAAGTACCTCTGCCGTCTGCAGCGCATCCGCATTCAGATTCGGATGACCAACGGCGAACTGCTGCAGGATCTACCTCCGACCGTTCAGCGCAGGCAACTGGGGCGGGTCATACGTGATCCGGTTGTGGTCGAGGAGTTTCTGAACTGTGCCGAGGAGAACCTGAAAGAGATCCGCGCCAAGGTGCTGGCTAATGCCGGCGTCATCGTGTTCGTTGACTCCACCCGTGACGGTGATAGCCATGAGCGAATGGTGGAACGGATGGTCAAGAAGCTCAAGCGGGTGCCAATCGTTGCCACTCAGGAATCTGGCAACGCCCAGGCTCAAATCGACCGCTTTATCGCTGGAGAGGGTGACTACCTGATCGTCAAGAACAGTGCCGGCGCTGGCCTCGACTGCGAGCGCCTCAAGGTCGGTGTTGACCTTTCATCCGTTCGGCAGTTCGCAAGCTGCGAGCAGCGTTGGAATCGGGTGGCCACACCAACCAACGGCAAGGGCGGACGGATCACGGTCGCCACCATGATCACTCCCGCCGACATTTTCTCTGATGAGATCTTCGACGCTATCTACACCAAACAAGGTGGTGAGTGCAAAGAGAGCGTCAGCGAGCTGGCCCGGACTGAGTACGTGCCGAAGATTCAACGAGATAAACCGCTTGAGCCACCCATCTTTGTTGATGCCGTTGAGGACCATGACTACAAGGACACGGGCGGCCTTGAAGCTGCTGGAAGTGAGATCCAGCGGGGCAGGGCTCTCGTAGAGATCATGTCTCAAAGTGCCGGCTTCAACCTTGGGAACATCACCATTCCCGAGGGCGCTCAGTTGGCAACCATCCTCAGGGTGTCCGATGAGGCACTGGGCCTGACCGAAGAAGACAGCAACCCAGGCGACGACTTCTTCGAGACCAGCACCAAGATCGGCCAGCTTCGGGCGGACAATGCCCGGATGGCCAAGCGGCTTGCCCAAGCGCGCACCGGAGTTGTGGATTCCGATTCCATGCGCTCCACTTGGAGAGACATCTATCAAACGGCCAACCAGCTGATCGGTGCCCGCTTTGGTAGCCGCCACTTCATCACCGGCAAGGTCTACCGCGAGACCAACGACATTCAAGTTGTCGATGCGGTGAACTGTGCCATCAACCGCCTGTGGCAGGGGGTGGCGGCATGAGGACGCTGACCAAGGCCGAAGCCCGCGCCGGCTCAATGACCAAGGAAGAGGCGGGCGTTGCAACTGTTGAGCGTGCGCTGCAGCTAGAGGGCTCTGCCATTGCGCTGCTGTGCCGTGAGCAGATGAAGCGCGACGACTGGGAGGGCCAACTCAAGGCATGGGCTGAGAACCGCCCGTGGGAGTTCCTGCCCGATGATGAGGATGCCAAGTACGGCAAGGTCTGGACGTGGACGGCCACGCGCCTGACGCTGAACGGAGAGCCTTTGACCAGAACCCGACTGGTCGCGTTGCTGGCTGGCCTGCTGGGCACAACGGCACTGGCAGAGGCCAGGATCCAGCGTTTTGAGGCTGATATCTCGCAGCCTCTTCACCCCGGCGCTGGCCGCCCCAAAAAGGCTTTAATTCCTGACCCGGGTAAGGAATTAATCAGATCAGGCGCAACCTCTGGAGCTTGGGGCAACGACGCTGGCTACCTCATGGCCCGCCTCCAGCGCCTCGACCCAGAGATCGCCAGCAAGATCGGCAAGGGCAAGCCGTACCGCTCCATCAACCACGCCGCCCAAGAGCTGGGCATCGTCGCCCGCCGGCAGCGTTACGAACTGAACCCCGAGGTTGACGTGAAGAACGCTGCTGATCGCATCGTCCATGTTCTCGGCACCGACAAGGCGGCAGAACTGGCCGCTGCACTGACCCAACGCCTCACGAACAATGCCAACCCGTAAAGACGACGGTCGCAAGCTGATCCAGCTGACCATGAAGCCTGATCTCTACGCCCAGGTCAAAGCGACCTGTGCCCAGCTTGATATCCCATGCACCGTATGGATGCGGGAGCTGATCAAGCGTGAACTCAACAACCCCACCATCACCCCATGAGCAACCTGATCACCGTCACGATCCTCGGCCGTGCTGGTCGTGATCCTGAGATTCGCTACCTCCAGTCCGGCACCCAGGTCGCGGCCTTCACCATTGCCGTTGATGGCTGGTCGAAGGATGACGCCAAACCCAATACCCACTGGTTTGATGTGAAGGTCTGGGGCAAGCAGGCCCAGGTCTGCGCTGATTACCTGCGCAAGGGTCAGCTGGTCGGATTGTCCGGCCGTCTGGAGCAGGAACGCTGGACCACGAAAACCGGCGAAAAACGCAGCAGGGTTGTGATCGTTGCCTCCACCGTGCAGCTGCTTACGCCCAAGGCGAAGGCTGATCCGCAGCCTGAACCAGAAGACCTGCCGTTCTGATGCTCAGCTTCATCGTGTACTTCAGCCTGGGCTTCGCCTGCGGCTTCCTGCTGCCCGTACTGTTCGATGGTTGAGATAAGCAGGGTGTGCAACCCCTGCTCCCCCCACAAGGGCAGGGCAGGAGTTGGCACCTCCTGCCCTGATGAGCGGCGAACGATGAAAACTCCGCTCTGCCGTCCGGTAACACGGCACCGGAACTTATATCTGCTCCGGTACGCCCAGGGTTTGACGTTTGATGCGCTGCGCCAGCTTCAGGTACTCGTCGTTGCTCATCGCGCCAGCCGTCACCAACTTCTCGGCCACCTCCAGCAGCGAGAGCGCATCCTGCAGCTGCATCGCCCGATCGCAGATGTTGCGCCGCGGCCGGTACAGCGGCACCACCAGGGCCATCCCCGCCCGCAGACCGGCGATGCCCGTCACCGGCGCCTGCAGCTGACCGCTGTCGGAATAGGCGATCAACGCCGGCACATCACCGCCGCCAGCACGGCAGGTGAAACCGGAGGGGAACTGCAGCTCGATCTGATCGCTCTTGGGCGCCCGCAGCTGATCAAGGGTTGAGCCGCCGGTGTTGGGCGAAATCCCCAGCACCGCCGCCGCAGGCGCCGCCGCCGCAGGCGCCGCGGGGACCTGCTGCGCTAGGGCTTGGCTGTAAAGAGCTTGCAGTACCTGAACATAGCCAGCAGCTGCGATTGCGAGCCACTTGCGGTAGGCGGATCTTTCCACATGCACACGGCCAATAACTGCTCGCCACTGATGGCCTTGCCCGGCACAATCACCAGCACGCGGTTCTTGACACCGGGCTGGGTGTTCAACCGCGCCGGCCGCAGCGATGTGCCCTCCACCGGTTCACCGATGCGGCCATCGGCCGACACGCGGAACACCTCGTACTGCAGACCAGGCACCGCCTGGCTGGTGCTCAACTGAGAGCGGACCACATAGTCGCCACCCGGAGTGGGGCGAACGGTCTTGGGAAGCTCGATGCCGTCAGCCAGGGCCGGCCCAGCGGCCAGCCCCAGCGACAGCACCGCCCCACTGAGGAGACGGCGCAACAGCATCAGTTGGGCGCAATGCAGTCAGTGGTCACCAGGGCGGTGTAGGTGCCCTGCGCCATGAGGGTGCCCTGGGGAGCCGAGACCGCCAGGGTCATCTGGAAGTCGTCGTTGGCGGTCAGGCCGTTGGCGTAGGGGATCACGGCAGAAGCACCGGCCTGGGTGGCGCTGGTCACCTGGGCGCCGTTGTTGACCTGCAGGCCAGCGTTCCAGGTGTAGTTGCCGGTGTTGGCGGGAGCAGCATTGATCTGCACCTGACGCAGCTGCAGCTGCACGGCGCCGTTGCTGGCGAAGGAGAAGGCGTTGGTGGTGCCACTCAGCACGCCATCGACGTAGCTCATGGGGGTGCTGGCGTTGACCGGATCGGCCACCTGGCAGATGGCAGGGACGGTGCCGCTGAACTCACTGCTCTGGGAGGCGAGCTGGGCAGAAGCGGGGAGGCCGGCCAAGGCCAGCGTGAGGCCGCTAGCGGCGGCCGCAAAGGAACGAAGCATGGATCCGCCGTGCGGGAAACAGCTCCAAGTTGCAGCACCCGCAATAGAATGCAGTTAAGAATATGTGAAGTTTTGCCAAGTGCCCAGGGCTCACGCACCACTGGGCTTGTATGACGACGGGCCTGGCCTCCGCCGACCGCAATGCCCTCGGTAGGCATTTGCCTCCAGAGACTAGCGATATCCGCTAGCCGTGGCGATGAACAACGAACCGATGCTCTGGATCGAGGTGCTGAATGACGGCGCGATCCAGCTTACCTTCGGCGATCAGGTCGGCATCGTCAGCAGTCACCATCTGATCCACCCGAAGGCTGAGCAGTTGCGGCAGGCGTGGATCGTTAAGCACCGCCCGGAGTTTCCACCGCCATCGGCGCAGTAAAGGCCGCCAGCAGGGTCTTCCCATCCTGCTGGCGGCCTGTCGCTGCGGGATCTGGGTGGATGTCAATCCTGACCATGACGATCAGTACCGCCGCGCCCAGTGTCACGACGGCTTGCTGAGCCTACTGATCTGAGTCGTGACCGGCGGATCGTCTAAGCTCAGTCCAGACCGCCGCACGTCAGACCATGGACCTGGGCTCCGCTGTGCGCGCCATCACCGCTCGATACGACGCCGCTACAGCCTCAGGGCAATGGCCGTCGGCACCTGTCTGGTTATCTCAATCGATGCCACCAGCTGCTGCAGCATCGTGCGCACCTCGTCGTAGGTCGCAAGGTCAGCCCACCGTGGATCGGCGATCTTCTCCAGCAGCTGCTGATCAACGCTCGGCTGCTTGAGCACCGCCACCAGCCGGTGACGCTTGGCCTCGATTACCGGCAGCAGGTCGGGATCATCAAGGGCTTCCAGCTTGGTGATCTGCTGGCGTAGCTCCACCGCTTCCGGCGGTTCATCGTTACGGGCTGCCGCGGCCAGCTGTGATGCAGCACCTGTCGCGAGCTGCTGCAGGGCGAAGGCGATGATCACCGCCTCCCTGGTGCCCTTGTAGAGCTGGCTGCAGGTTTCACCGCTGCAGCGCAACGATGGGATGGTCCGGCCGCCGATGTACTTGAGGGTGTTGCCGCACTCTGCGCAACGGCAGAGGCTGGTGAGCGCCCTGGGGATGGTGGTGGCGTTCGCACCCCATCGTTTGCGGTTTGATTCGGTGATCGCCAGGAAGGATGCGAAGTCTGCATGGCTGAGCACCGGCTGATGACGATCCCAGAGGATCTCCCTGAACTGGTGGTTTGGCAGTTGGTGGTAGCCGACGCCGCCGCGGAGGGTGGGGTTGAGGAGCCAGCTGCGGACGCCACGAACGGAACGGAACGGCACTGCCGGCAACGCCTTGAGGGATGGGAGCATCCGCCAGCTGTTGGCCTTGAGGGTGGCGATGAACCGCTCAGCGATCGGGTACTGATCAGGGTGCGGCTCGAAGGCGGTGCGATCGGCGTTGAGGCGATACCCCCAGCAGGGCTTGCGCATGGGCTTCCCGAGTTTGCGGCCTTCGTTCAACCCGCGGAGGATGCGCTGGCTGATGCGCATACTCTCGCCTTGGGCGAGGCTGCCCTTGAGGCGCGTGAGCAGCAGATCCTCCGGTGTCGTGAGGGTGAGGCGACCGTCCTGCAGGGTGCGGACGACGGTGCGGTGCTGATCGCAGAGCGCGATGAAGGCATCGGATTCTGCGGCGTCACGGCCGAGGCGTGAGAACTCGGTAGCGACGACCTGAGCGACGGTGCCGGCCTGGATGAGGGAACGGAGCTGCTGGTAGTTCTCGCGGGCGGTGGAGAGTCCAGACTCGATATCAGAGAGGATGAGGTCGCAGCCCTCGCGTTCCAGGGCAGAGCGCTGGTGTGGGAGAGCAGCGAGCTGATCACCGGAGGCGGTGGAGACGCGTGCGTAACCGATGCGGAGCCTGTCCATCGCCCTCGTGCTCTAGAGGGAATGTAACCCGTATGGACCCGTTGCTCGCGGTAGGTCCATACGGGTTACAATGAAGGAGTGGGGGGAACCCACGGAACATGGACAACTGAAGAACCGCGGGAGGCGTCCCGCTCCGGTGGCCCTCACCCAGGCACCACTGAGTCCCGCCTGGGGGCTCACCCACACGGAGAACCACATGGACGCCACCACCCGCACCCTCCTCGCTGAGATCGAGGCGGACCGTCAGGAGACAGCAGCGCTGCTCGCTGAACTGGACACCGCGATCGAGGCGTATGGACGCTCCATCGAGCAGGGACTGGCCCTGGCCGCAGAGATGCGCGACCTGGCCGCCCAGCTGGAGGAGTGGTCCTGCTGAGGGACACGCCCCCTTCTGGGGGCACTGAATCACCGGCCACAAACCAGATAGAGCGCCCTGGTCCCTCTCCGCCCGACACGACAGGCCCCGGCAACAGATCACACGACCGAGTCACCAATCGAGATCAACCGCCCTGGATAAGGCTGCATCGCCGGTTGGCCCGGCACCACCACTCACGAACCGAGCAGGCCGTGCGCGCCGCTCGCTTCTGATCCCATCGCCCGGCACTGGCCGGTTGAACCATGTCCATCACCTGCATCGCCGCCTGGGCGGCTGTCCTGCTGCTGTTCCCGCTGCTGCTGCTCCTCTGGGCCACGGAGTCACGCGGGCAGCGCATCCGCCGCTGGCGGTCCTACGGCCACACCCAGAAGGCCATCGCCCAGCGGCTTGGCATCAGCACCTACCAAGTCCGCAAGGCGCTCGCCACCGGCTGACGAAAAAGGCGGAGAGGAAACGGCCGCGCGCAGCCGCGTCATCTCCGCCGTCACCCTATCCACCGCATCACTGCTGCACATCCGCTTCAGATCCGATCGCGATCTCTAAGCTGAAGGCGGTCAAGATTGGCAGCATGGTTGAAGATCAACCCCGTCGGCTTGAAGGGCAGCAGCTACTTGCTGCGTTGAAGCAGCTCGGCCCTGATGCAACACGATCTGATCAGGCGTATCACGCGGGCTATTACAGCGAAGCCGACGATGGCCGCATCCGGTATCACTACGCGGCGTTGTACCAAGCGATCAGCGAAGCGACCGGCGTGATCCGCGATCGTCGTAGTGGTGTCGCCAACTGCCGGCGGCTGCCGTGGCAGACCACGGTGCTCACCACTGGCGCCTGCCTGGTGGGCCACCGGTATATGCAGGAGCTGGGGCTGGAGCCTGGTGATCAGGTGACGATCAAGCGCCGTGGCCGCAAGCTGGTGCTCGAACCGGCCGAGCCGTACGAGATCGCTGCCTAGGTTGCAGGGGGATGAGGATGGAGGCGGCAGGGGTGCCGCCTTTTTTTTGAATCAATGCGGGTTCCCGTCTTAGTCCAGACCGCGGATCGGTCTAAGGTGCGGTCATGGAAGCCCACAACCACCCGCGCTTTGTCGAGGGTCGCAACCGCCTCGCACGCGTGGTCCGGTTGCTGCTGGCGGAAAACCAGCTGAGCCATAGCGATCTAGAAACCTTCTATCGCTGGGCTTGCCCCGACACCCCCACCTGGCTGAACAAGAGCCAGGTGAGCACGCTGCGCAACGCCAAGCTGCCGAAGCCCGGCCCGCAGCTGTTCGATGCCCTGTCGCAGATCAACCTACGGCTCGCCAAGCTGGCCGGCAGCAATGCCGATCTGGTGCAGGAGCTGGATGATCGCGGGCCACTGCCGCCGGACCTGAAGCACCTGGCCGGCACCGCCTTCTTCATGGTCAACCCCCAGACCCAGCAGCCGATGGAAGTCGGTGATCTGTTCCGGCTGTACGTCGGCCGGCTGGAGATGAAGGACCAAGCCTGGGATGACCTGCCGGCGGTTTATACCGACGATGAAGCTGCGCAGATCAGCTACCGGCTGGCGCTCTGGTTTCAGAAGACCGCTGCGGCCCAGGACCGTGTAGCCATGGAGTTCAGGCCGCAGTTCATCGAGGCGTATCCGTACGCAGCGGATGACCGGCGGCGGGAACGGCTATGGCGGGTGCTGATGGGCACCGAGACGCTGAACGCTAAGGAGCTGAGTGAAGAGCGGGAAGCGCTCCGCTTCACGGTAGGGAAGCTGGAGCGCGGCACAGCTCTTACGGTGCGGGAGTTTGATCGGTGGTGCCATGGGGCGTTGCCCCAACCTTGATCGAGTGCTGGCCGCGGCATTCCACGGTGATCTCGATATCGCTGCCGATGGCGTGACGCATAGCGATCAGCCGCTCGAAGAGCCGCTGGTGTTCAGCCTGTGATTCCACGATGATCCGCATAAACGCTTAGCGCCGGGTTCCTTCAACGTATGGCGCCGCGGCGCCTTGGGCTTTAGCCACGACCAGAAGCGATCGTATCTTAGACCAAGGCCGCCAAACCAGAAGATCGAGACTAAGATCAGCGGCATGGGTCGGGGCGGTCCCGGCCTGGCTTCTGCCATGTCTTCCATTCAGCGCCGCGGGCCTGGTGCCCAGGCCACACCTGTCCCTGGCCTGTCGCCAGAGGAATGGGATGTACTGCGTAACAGCGTTTGCAAGGGCTTCTCCGATACGGAGGCCAAGGTGTTCGGCTTCCGGTGCCAAGCGCTGGGGTTGAGCCCGCTGACCGGCCAGATCACTGCCTTCAAGCAGGGCGGTGGTGTGGTGCCGATCGTGACCATCGACGGCTACCGCGCGATCGCAGCCAAGATCGATCCGGGGTATGTGGTCGAGATCGAATACCTCACCGCTGATGGGTGGGTCGATTGGATCCCAGAAGCGGAGCCGGCCAGTCAAGCCAGGGCGAAGGTCTGGCGCACTGGTGCGGAGCGTCCGGTCACCAAAGCCGTGAGCCGTAAGGAGTTCGCCGGCAACAGCGGCCCGTGGCGCTCAATGCCGCATCACATGCTGGCGAAGGTGGCTGAATCCCATGCCCTGCGGATGGCCTTCCCGCAGGGTCTTAGCGGCACCTACTCCGCTGATGAGATGGCCAATCCGGTGCAGGCGGCAGAAGCACCTGCTGCGGCATTACCCAAGCCGGCCAGTACCGCTGCCACCGCCAGCAAGCAGCAGCTGGAGCAGCTGGCCACCGCCATGAACCGTGTATTGGGCGATATTGGCCGCGAAGCATTCCTGGCCAATATCACCGCCGCCTTCGGTGTGCAGACGCTGCAGCAGCTGCCGGCGGAGCATATCGACAACGTGCTGCGGAGCCTGGGCAATAAGGACCGTGTGGCGGCCTGGAACGAAGGGCTGGATGGTCACGGCAATCAGGTGGTGAGCGATGAGCGGATCGCTGAACTGCAGGCCTTGAGCCAGGCCGCTGCGGTGGAGGCGGAGTACATCGAGGAAGCGGAGGCCGCCGCATGACCCGCTCCGTCAATGTGCTTTCCCCGGCCACGGCGCTGGGGTTGCTGGTGCAGCTGGAGCAGCGCTACAGCTTGCCGGGCTTCGTCTCCACCGATGCGTTGGTGGAGTTCTGGGGTGTCACCTCCAGCACCGTCTGCCGGCGGCTGGCGGCGATGGAAGTCCATGGCCATGCCTACGTGCGATCGACCAGCCCTAAGGGGTATTGGATCGATCCGATCGTGCGCACCCATCCCGAACTGGAGGTGTGAGATGGGGAAGCGGGGATGGACACGGCATCTCTGGACGAAACGTGAGGAGGAGATGCTGTTCAGCCTGGCCGGCGACATGCCGTTCTCCAGGATCAAGCAGGTCTACGACAGCTGGTGCAATACCCACGGGCTGCCGATCCGCACCGATCGTGCGCTGCGCCGCCGGCTGGAGGACAACGGCTACAGCTTGCGCAGCGTCGGTGAATGGCTCACCACCGCCATGGTGGCGGAGCTGATCGGCACCAGCACGCTGGCGATTGCACGGTGGTGCAACAACGGTTGGGTGACGGTGCATCGTGAAGGGCACCGGCGATACATCAGCCGCAAGAGCCTGCGGAAGCTGGCGCGGCAGCGGCCGATCCTCTTCAGCGGCGCCAACCGCGACAACCTCTTCCAGCTGCTGGAAGACGATGAGCTGGTGACCAGCATCCGGCAGCAGTACCCGACACGGGCCTGGGCGCAGCCGGTGAAGGTGCGCTGCATTCAAACCGGCAAGGTCTACCCCAGCATCAAGTCAGCCGCGCTGGCGGTGTACGTGACACCGCAGGCGATACGGCACGCCATCAACCGCGGTTACCGCACCGCCGAATACAACTGGGAGCGTGTGGCATGAATCGCCTGTCACCGATCGAAGCCCGGCGGCTCTGGTACAGCCTGCCCGGCGATGACGATCAACGGATCGTGGCGTTCGCCAATGCCATCGCTGATCGGCTGCATCGCGGGCCGCGGCCGCGGCAGCGGATCGCCTTAGACGCCCTTGACCTTGGCATGCTCTGGTACGGCGCCCTGCGGCGTGCCGGGTACGAGTACGTGGATGAGATCGCACCGCTGACGTACGCGGACCTGAAGACGATCAAGCACATCGGCCACCACGGCGCGATGACGATCATGGCCAAGGTCCGGCGGGTGCTGTATCCGCCTGCACACGCCTGCCCTTAAGAGGTTGCGGTCTAAACCAAGACCGCTACGCTTTGGCCGTTGGTCTTAGACGACGATGGCTGAGCCGTACCGGGTCGCTGCTGACGGGCGCCTCTTCTGGATCATTGATGGCCGCCGTTGCTGGACAGAACCACCACCGCCTGACGTTCTTCCCCACCTGCTTGATGACCTCGATCCTCTCCAATCCGCGCCTGCAGCTGATTGCGGTCCTGACTTTGATCTTTGCCGCGATGGCCTACGCCGGCCCGGCCGAAACCGCCCATGAGCGTCTCTGCTTCAGCTACGCGCCAAACACCCTCACCTGCCGCCGCCTGTGATCCCTGATCTTGAACAGCTTGAGGCGATCCCTCAGCTCATCACCTCCGGCGTCGTCCACTCCGCTTTACCCAGAAGTGGGTACGAGGCGATCAGCGGCTGGAATGCCAGCCTGCTCAAGGTGGCGATCACCCGCACGCCAGCCCATGCGTGGGCAGCGTTCCTTGATCCGCAGCGTCCGCCATCGAAGGACAGCCCGGCCTTCAGGATCGGCACGCTGCTGCATCAGGCGATCCTCGAACCGGAGGAATGGCAGCGGATCGTTCCCTGCTCCAGCGGCGCCACCACCAAGGCCTTTGCTCAGGCGGCTAAGGATGCGGCGGCCGAAGGCAAGGCCATCGCCCAGGCCAGTGAGCATGAGCTGGCTGCAGCCATGGCCCAAGCGCTGGTGACCCATCCCGCACTTGGGACACTCCTGGCCCATACGCCAGAACACCTGGCGCTCAATGAACTCACCCTCTGCTGGACCGATACCCACACCGGCCAGCCATGCCGCGGCCGGTTGGATGCGGTGCGGGTCACGGACTACGAAATCCAGATCCTCGACCTGAAGACCACCGCCGACGCTGGCCCGGCGGAGTTCGGCCGCTCGGCCGCCAAGTTCGGTTACCTGCTCCAGGCGGCGTTTTATAGCGACGGGCTGTTCTACTGCGCTCGCAGCCTGGAGACGCTGCTGGGACTACCGGCCGGGAAGTTGATCGGTCGGCCGGTGGTGTTCGAGTTCGTCTGCGTCGAGAAGGAAGCGCCGCATCTGGTGGCCAGGTATCGCGTCACCACCGAGCAGATGGTGGCCGGCCGGCGGTTGTACCGCAAAGCGCTGGAGATGGTGAGCACCGCCGAAACGCTCGGCTGGTGGCCTGGTTACGACACGGCGCCGGTGCCGCTGGAGCTGCCGGCGTGGGCATGGACCCAACTCGAAATCCTTGCAACGGAGGACTGATGGCTAAGCAACCCATCCACCTGCCCAACATCCGCCCTAGCCATAGCGGCGCCCGGCTGGTGCCGGTGCATGACCTGCGCGACCTGCAGAAGCTGATGCTGCTGATGCTCGGCGTGCAGTTCGTCAGCCTGGCGTTTCAGGTGGCGAGTTATGGCCGCTGATGCGCCATGAGCCTGAGCTGGTGGCTCGATCAGATCGGTCGTATTCCGCTGCTCACCCCAGCGGAAGAGATCGAGCTTGGCAATCAGATCCAGGCCTGGCTCACGCATCCTGATGGTCCTGATGCCTGCCCGCCGGGGCTGAAGCGTCGCGGCAGGCGGGCTAAGGATCGCTTCGTCAATGCCAATCTCCGGCTAGCGGTTTCCTACATCTCCAACCACTGCCACCGCTTAGCGAAACGGCACAGCATCGAGGATCTGATCCAGGCTGCCAATGAAGGGCTGATCCGTGCCGTCGAGCGCTTCGACCCGACACGCGGCTATCGCTTCTCCACCTACGCCTATTGGTGGATCCGGCAGGCGGTGAACCGCTACTGCGACCTGCACGGCCGCACCGTGGCGATCCCTGGTAGCCATAGCCAGCACCTCGGCCGGCTGGGACCGATCACCCGCCGGCTGCAGCGTGAACTGAACCGCACGCCCACCAGGGCGGAACTGGCAGCAGAACTGGGCGTGAGCTTGCGGGTGCTGGAGCAGCTGCTGATCAATGCCAAGCCGATCGCCAGCTTGGACATGACGATCAGCGATGACGACAACCTCCAGCTGGTGGATGTGATCGCCAGTTATGACCAGTCGCTAGAGGAGGCGGAAGAACAGCAGCAGCGGCTGAAGCAAGCGGAGCAGCTACGGAACCTGATCCGCTGCCTGCCGGTTACCGATCAACGGCTGCTCAGCATGGCGTGGGGATTGGACGGTGAGCAGATCCCCCATCGCCTGCTGGCGGCACAGGAGGGGATGAGCACACGGCAGTTGGAGCATCGGCTGGAGCTGCTCCATCGTCAGTTGCGCGAGATGACGGTGCAGCTGGTGTTGGTAGCGGTCGCACCGCAACCGGTGGATCCTCGCCCGAAACGCTGCCGGCGGCGGCGTGAACAGGCTGATGGGCAGCTCACGCTCTTGGCGATTGCATGAGGATGCGTGTCTTGGTCGCCTGCGAATACAGCGGTCGGGTTCGTGATGCCTTCAGACAGCGTGGTCATGACGCGTGGAGCTGTGACCTGCTGGAATGCGAGGCAGATCCACGCTGGCATCTGCAGCAGCCGGTGGAAGAGGTTCTTGGCAATGGCTGGGATCTGATGGTGGCGCATCCACCCTGCACGCATCTCGCGGTATCGGGATCAAGGCACTTCCCGCAGAAAATTGCCGATGGACGCCAGCAGGCGGCGCTTGACTTCGTTCGGCTGCTGATGGATGCACCTATCGATCGGTGGTGCATCGAAAACCCTGTGAGCGTGATCAGCAGCGCTATCCGGCCGCCTGATCAGATCGTTCAGCCATGGCAGTTCGGCCATGGAGAGGTGAAGGCCACCTGCCTGTGGCTGAAGAACCTCCCGCGCCTCAGGCCCACCAACTGCGTAGATGGTCGTGAGGCGCGTGTCCATCGAATGCCGCCTGGTGCAGAACGATGGAAAGACCGCTCACGCACCTATGAGGGTGTGGCAGAGGCGATGGGTGAACAGTGGGGAGGGCAGATCCTGCCCCCCGTTGTGCGCCAGCTCAACCTGCTGAGCGTCGCATGATCTCCCGCGCCATCGCGTAATGCTCCGGCGATGGTGTATCAGCTGCCGGTGGTGCGGAAGCTAATGCCACCTCCACCTCCAGCTGGCGGATACGACCGAGCGCCTGATCCAGCACGCTCTGATGCTCATACCAGCTGACGATCAGATCATCAGCCAGCGCTTGCAGCTCATGCAGTGGAAGCCTGACAGCACGGCGCCGATCTAGCTCCTGCCGCGCCTCCATGCTCAGGCTGAGGGAAGGAATCAACCAGTGGCCTTCTCCCATGACCGTTCCGCTGTTGCTGCAGTCTGGCCACCTGGACAATCCCTACATCACGGTGGGCAAGGACTCCCGCGGCTCCGTGTGCTGGATGGTCGTGGCACCGGATACGGAGGTGCATTGCACCTGCGGCACCAGAGCGCTGGATGTGTACCGCGCGCTATGCCGCAGCCGGGGGATTGTGACGCCTTAACGCTTGGCGATAATCGCCCAGCCGGTATTAGGACCATCGACCATCCAGCGCTTAGCGAAGTTCTTCTTGCTGTAGTGGCAGAACCTGGCGACGCTGCTAACGGTGGTGCCATTGACCAGATCAGCTTCCCCGAAGGGATCGTGAACGATCAGGTGGGTGTCGGTGTAGCCGCAGCAGGTGAGCCAGTGGCCACCACCGGCAGGCTTATCGACAGGGCCGCGATGCAGGTAGCCGCAGGGCACCGGCACGCCTTCATCGATCTGCTTCTCCAGCAGCTCGAAGTTCCCGTTCTGGATGAACTCCGCCTTCAGCCCGTAGCTAGCCAGCGCCTGCACCTGCGCTGCTGCTGATGTGGTGTCGCCGTACTGCTGCACCCTGGCGAGCAGCTTGTCATCAGCGTTCGGGCCGGTGATGGTGCCAGGCCGCAGGAACATCAACAGCATGGCGCAGGAGGTGGTGAAGCACATACGGCGTCCTTGATCGGTTTCTGAATCCAGCTGGCTCATCCAAGGCACGCTCAGCGGATTGCCGTAGGTGGTGATCGTCTTGCCGGTGAACAGGGTGATCTCAGCACGACGACGCCGCACTAAGCCCTGCAGCACCACACCACCATCACCCTTGACCCATTTCGGCAGCTCCTCTTCCACCACCTGATCAGGGTCTTCGTCGTTATCAAGCCGCTTGCGCAGCGTGGAGGATTCCAGCTGGCCGGCGCCGACGTTGTACGTGAAGTCGACGAGTGCTGCGACGCGATCAGCGTTCCAGTTCTTCGCACGTGGGATGACGCGGAACACATGCCGCGCCGCCATTTCTACATCGTTCTGTAGATACTCCTCAGCTTCCTGCAGCGTGATCCGATCGCCTTCCTGCACGTTGCCATCGATCATCCTGGTGGTGCCGTAGCCAATGGTCCAGACGCCGGCCGGGCAACGGTACGCATCGAGCCTGCAGCCTTCAAACTCGCGGATGATCTTCATCGCCACCGGCAGCCAGTCGGGCGTGATCTTGCCGCCTGCGGCCCATACCTGGAACCAAGAATTGCTTCGTTGAAGCAGACTGGCGGGGATCAGCTCGCCCAGCTGCTCCAAGGCGGCGATCTGATGCGGCAGCCCGCGGTAATAGCGGAACAGATCCGTGAATCGGATCGGGGTCTTGTCGCTCATGGTGCTGGCGGTTGCTGGTGGTCAGGCGGCACCCAGTCCGGCAGGCGATCACCGAGCGCACGATCGGCGCGGCGATACGCTTCACGGCCAATGAACATGGCGGCAGGTTCAAGGAATGCCTTCACCACGATCAACCTGAGGCCTGATGCCAACAGGCTGCCGACCACAATGTCACCGACGATTCGCACATCATCGCCACCCCAGGATGCGCTCATGGCTCGCGCTTGGTGAACCGGCCATGTTCATCACGGGCCGGCTGGCGTAGCTCTGGGTTATAGGTGGCGTAACCCTTCTCGAAGCCTGCCTTGGCACTAGCACCGAGGCCCATGATCGCCAGAGCGCCGTTCCATCGTTCGGCGCTCCAGTTCCCTGATCCGGCGTAGAGCAGGCCGATGAGGACCGGCAGGATCAGGCCGATATCGAGCTGGCCCTTGAAATACTTCATGGCTCAACATTGCGAGGAACACGACGACGATCGACCACACCAGCCTCTAGGGCCGTGACGCGTGAGTCGAGGCTGATCACCTGATGCTCAACCCGTTGGATACGCGTGCCCTGCTCATGGATATCCATGTGATACCCAGCCACCCTGGTATCCAACGCCTCCAGCTTGGAGGTAAGGACCAGCACTGCGTCTCTGGTTTCGGCTGATTTTCGAGCAGCAGCTAATGCCGCCGCCGAACCGGTGGAGATCAGGGCAGCGGCGATAGCAGCAGCGACGGCCTCGATCATGGATAGCGATCGTCACCCTGCAGTCTGCAGAGGTCGCTAGATCACGCTGACCAGACTGACGGTGAGATCGACATAGCCACCTTTCTTCTGCACCTCCTCCGGCGGGCTGGCGTACTTCCAGCGGGTCGTGGTGGGCACCAGATCCGTAGCGGAGGTGTGACCGGCCCAGGCTTCTGCTGAGAGCAGAAAGGATGTGTAGCCACCCTGCCTCACCCTGTAATGCTCACGGATCAGCTCGGCTTCGGCTTGCGTCAGGTTGGAATACTGAAGCTCCAAGGTGTGGCCGCTGCTGACGCTGCCGTGCAGGAAGCGGATGCTGCCACCACCGAAGCCGGTTTCGGTAGTGACGGGGAAGATGCCCATGCTGTAGCTCCTGCTGACAGGAGCCAACGGCGGGAATGGGTTGGCCGGTGCAGGAACAAAACCCAGGATGAATGCACACGCAATTCTGGCGCCGACGTAGCCAATACTTGTTGTTCCTGTGGCGCCAGAGGTTGCCATGATGCCAGCCTGGACACTGAATCCACCACCATTCCCTTGGGTGGTGCTGCCGTTGAACTTCCGCGTTAGCGACTCCAGAGTGGAGTTAATACCGGCATTGTAGTCCAGCGTAGGGCTGTCGGTATGCGATGCAATGCAGTACACGACAAGGGTATTGGCTTCTGTCGTCGTTATCGACGGCAGGACCAGCGGATTGATAGCGGTAGCCTGCACCCATGTAGAGGACTGAGCGAACGGATTGCCTTCAGTTCGGCAGTTCCTGATTGCAAACAGCTTGCCGTACTGGTGATCGCCGGAGTCACCAATGCTGACATTGGGTTCAGAGTTTGATGTAGCACGCTTCCACCAGGCGTGCAGTTTGCTTCCTGAGGTTGTCGGCAGACTTATTACCGGACTGTCTGGCACTGCCTCCCATCCGCTGGGCGTGGTCAGTGTCGTACTTTCTCCTGAGCATTCAACAAAGATCAGGCCGATATCATCAGCCTGGTGGCCAACAGGCCATGCCAGGCTGATTGCACTTGTGCTTCCTACGGCGTCACCAGCACCTGCGAAATACGGCCTCGCCATCAATTCTGCAGCGTGATGGTGCTTGCACCAATGCTGAATGTACCTCCGCTGGAAGTCACATCACCGCCGAAGTCGATATAGGCCACCAAGTCATCGACTTCATAGGATCCACCGCGCCTGACGTAGATCACGGCGCCGGCTGCGGTGATCGTACTGGTGGGCCAGTTCACCGCTGAGAAGCTGACAGTCACCTTATCGTTGGCCGTATCCTTGGTGACGGTGCAGGTTGTTGTGGCACCGGTTGCTGTATAGCCGTCACCGGTCACCTCATAAGCAGAGAAGTCATCGGCGTATGTATGGGTGTCCTTGTTCGGCGTATAGCTGCTGGTGACCAGGGCAACCTTGAACGTATTGGTGTCGAAATCAATGATTCCACGCGCCATGCCATCGACGGCGCTGTTGTAGATCATGGATGCCATGGTGATGATCCACAAGAGTCCTAGCCATCAAGCTATGCACCAGAAGCAGCGCCAGGATCAAGAGTCAGGGTGACCGTTTCATCAATACCAGCTGCCTCGACGCCTGATCTACCTGCTGCAAACAGCACGCGCACTGTCATGCCAAGACCGTATGCAGCCGCAGCCGCTCCAGGCGTAAGGCTGATGGTGATCTGTTGCTCAAGGCCCAGCAGTACCGAGCTGATCGGCGGCACGCTCTCCAGCGTCAGCTCGACGTTGTGGCTACCGCAAGGTAAATCCTCAACGCTCGGCGCTTCGGCGTATCGCCAGCTGTAATCGGTCAGTGTGTAGTCCGTTGCATCGGCCGTACCAGTGAAGATCGCCGCTGGCAAAGTGAAGCTAGTGAATGTGCCCACCTCCCCTTGGTAGTGGCTGAGGATGCTGAGCATCTGCGACTCGGTGAGGCCGATGAACGCCAGCCGTAGCGTTGAGCTGAGCATCGCATTGCTCTGCAGCACACGATTCTCCATTCCGCTCCAAGCTGAATATACCGAGTGGGGATACTCGCCTGGCGTCCACGTACGCGTTGATGGTGTCAGCTCTGGAAACTCAGCCATCTATGCAAAGTTGTAAACAGAAGAGCATGTCCATTCAGTGTGCCAATCGCCCGACACGATACCCTGGTATGACGCGAGCACATGCTTGTCGCCATACTCATTGATGGCAATCAACCGTGCTTCTCTGAAGAATCCGCAGGGGTCGAGTGGTGCTTTGTACGCGACAAAGACCCATGACCACTTCCCATCCAACGTGACTGTAAATGCGTCAACATCAGAAACAAGATCTAGCAACCTACATGCTGGGAACCTTTCGGGGTCGTAGCTGTACAGGTTTTTCCGGCTATAGCCAACAGTGAATGTCGTCGTGACAGCCTGATCCTGTGCATCCCAGTTCTCTGGGTACGAGAATGGCTGTATCCATTCGGGATCGCCTGGTGTTGTCGAGGTCGGCAGATCAATCGGCCATCTTGGATCATCAGGCGGCAGGTACTCAGACGGATAGCCAGGTAGCCCTTCATCATCAGGCCTGTCTTTATCATCGTCCGGGTTGCCGTCGTTATCGCTAGGCCCTTCGCCTGGGCTATCTTCTGGTGTCCCGCTCTCACTGCCGCCGATCTCTGTTGTTGATCCGCCGGATCTTGACCCATCAATTCCAGATTCTGATGGTGTACCGTCTGCATTTAGCCTGATGCTTGGCGTGCCGTCAGGACCAACCGGGAAGGCAGGGTAGCCGCCATCATCCGTAGGAAAGTCTGAGAATCCATCGCTATTTGTCTCAAACGGTCCAAAGCTCGGATCTGCTGGATCAAACGGCAATGGATTGCCGCCATCATCCGTAGGCCATGGCGCCGGTTCACCATCATCACCCATCGGCCAGGGAAATGGATCGCCGGCATCATCTGTTGGCCACGGCACGCGATTGCCGTCATCATCCGTCGGCCATTCGTCACCACCACCACCGCCGCCACCTTCTGGTGGAGTTCCTTCATCAGGTGGAGGCGTCGTATCGTCCTTGCGGTTGCCGTCGTCGCAGGTGATGCCAGTTCGATTGCTGGTGAACAGGTAGCCAGTACCTTGGGCATTATTGACGCCAAGCGCCACGATGCTTCGGCCTTGATCGTCAATCGGGAAGTGGCTACATTCGTAGCTCACATCACCGGCGAGCGTCTTGGTAACCCGTTCAACCTGATACAGGTAATCATGAACGGATGCAGCCTCGCCTGATGCCTGCCGCGATAGCTTCACCCTGACGATATCGCCAGCGCTAAGGATCCGATTGTGCGCCTGTGGCCGTGCCGTGAACCGCACAGTATGCGATACATACCGGCGCCGCAAGAGGATATAAGCGCCGACCTTGATAGCGTGATCTTCACTGGTGCAGAAGGCGCTGAGATCATGGGATTCGTAAGGCCCGGTTTCGGCCGTGCCGCTGATCCTCACCTCTGAAGTACGGATCACCGCGGCATCATCACCTAGCTCTTGCCGCCAGATAATCTGAGCGACGAACGGCTGGCGTGTGGCATAGGTCGCATAATCAATCTCAAATGTCCCCGGCAGGATTGTATCCTCGGTGAAGACATATTCCCAATCAATGGCGCCGGTATTGATCGTGCCGTCACCATTGACCGGCAGCAGCGGCCTCAGTCCACGCTTGCCGTCTACATTGCTCTGCGCCAATAGGAACAGCGGCGCCCAGCTGCTGATCAGATCCGCGTAATTTCGGCTCTCGGTCAGCCAACAGTTGCAGGTGAGGCCATTCACCTCCAAGAATGTGGCTGCTGCAGCCAAGGATGTGGTATCAATCAGCGTGCTCGGCACCCTGCCACTATTGCTCAGCATCCAATAGACCAAGTCGGCGAAGTTATCGCTCGGCCCGGTGGTGCTGTCATAGAGCCGCGTAACGTGCATCCCACCGCGGATGAATAGATGCACCTGCCGCTTCCATTGATCGAACCCATTCGGCACCTGAACCTGGAAGCTCACGGTGCTCATGTTGGGGTATTGGCCTATTGAGCCGCAATGGTATGAAGCTGCTGGCCGCTGATAAGAACCAACCTGTCTGGTGTAGTTCCCTGGCTCCCATGTCCCTGCGCGACGGTTGTAGGTCTGCGCATGGCTGCCCACTCTGCAGGCTTGCTGAAATACATCCTTGACGGGGATCGGATCGATCTGCCCTTCGCTCACCACCAGGTGGTAATAAGCCGTGACGTTATTCTGGTTGTCGTTCTCAAACCTCGCCTCTGTAGCGCCAGGGCTAACCAGAATCCCGCCGGCATCATTGCGCCATCGCGCAAAGACAATCGGCACCGGTTCGCCGATATCAACAGAACGCTGATCGGCTTCTAGATTCGTAGCCGTTGATGCACCACGTTCTTCTGTTGGCGCATTGATATTGCCGGCCTGAATCGCCAGTAACGCAAGCGGCTCGGCAATCGCCAGCAGACTCATAACCTTGCGCCTCTGCCCATGATGGCGGTCGTGAACTTGCGCGGTGGGATCTGCGCACCGACAGGGCTCAATGCACTGCCGAGGTTCATCGTCAAACTAGTCAGCCCACCTTGACCACCAACAACCTGGCCGGTGAATGATGCCACCAGCTCCTGATCATCTTGCGGCGTGGTGTTGCCGTAGATCGTATCGAACTGATAGATCAGGATCTCGGCGAGGTGGCCGTTAGCAATCGCCCGCTCAAATGTTGCCATCACCACCGTCGTTGCCGGTGCGGTAATCGTGAAATCGGTTTCGTCACCACTGATGCCGGTGGTCAAGCCATCGGCGATGAACGGAACATATTGCCAGCCGTATGAGTCCCACACGACCGTAGTGCCGCTGTAGTAGCTCTGCCAGCGGCTATACACCACACCAGCGGTGTCGTAGATCCGAAGGTACTGCGACTGCGCACGTGCCATCAGCCAAGCCCCAGTGCCGTACGAGCCGCGGGTGTGCGCAGTCTGCCGATCACGCCTTCAGCGGTCATCCGCATCGCACGCTCCAGATCACGCACGGTCACGTACTGTTGGCCGTCCTGCTGCAGTACCGGCCCGGTGGTGACGTTGATCTGCGGGCTGCCGATATTGATCCCGCCGCCACCACCTGGCACCACTGCAGCACCGCGGGCACCGGTGAGGTATCGCGCCGATGCTGCGGCCATCTTGGATTCAGGGATCACGTACTCCCGCTCACCACCTTCACCAACCATCGCCAGCGTCGGATGGTCGATCACACCACCAGCTGCTAACGCCGGCACGGTGACAGTCGGGATTAGCTGAATGTCATAAGGCCCAGGAAGGGCATTGAAGCCGCTGATCACCCTGTTCACTAGGCCGGTGACGGTATTGATCGCGTTGGCGATGTACTGCAGCATCCCGCGGAATGCGTTCTTGATGCCATCGATCATCCCGGTCCAGATGCCCTGCACGAACTTCACCACGTTCTCCATGGCCTTCGGCAGGAATGTCATCACCGCCTCCCATGCTTTGGTGATTGGATCGGTGACATGCTGCGTGAACCATCCTGAGATCTTTCCCCAGATGCTTTGCAGCCATGACCATGCGGCCGTGACCGGTGCCCGTAGCAGGTTCTCCCAGAGGTTGATCCATGGCTGCACCCAGAGCTGCCAGGTGATGGCGTAGAGCGTCTGGAAGGCAGCCTGGAAGATTCCGCTAGCCCACTCGAAGTACGCCACGATCGCGCCCTTCAGGCCTTCCCATAGCCCGATCCAGAACTCACGGATCGGCTTGCCCCATTCCCATAGCCAGCTGATGAAGTTCATCAACGGCTCACGGAACGCAATCGCCATTGCCACCACCGCAGCAATCGCCAATACGGTCCAGCCGACAGGACCGGAGAAGAACGCCAGCAGGCCGGGCAGGATCGTGCCCGTCAGGAACGCCAGGAAGCCGCTAAATGCAGCGCTGATGGTCGCAATAGCAGGACCGATAGCACCAGCCCATCCGGCGATGGTGGCGGCGACACCAGTAAATAAGGGTCCAAGCGTGGAAACAATAGTTACGACAGCACCAATGGCACCCGTCACCGGCCCCCATGCAATAACCAGCAACGCAAGACCGCCAATCACTGTTTGTATTGGACCCGGCAGGGTGTTGAAGCCATTCACTAGAACTACAAGGCCATCGGTGAGCGTTCCGATCACGGGCAGCAGCGCGGTGCCAATGCTCACCCCAAGCTTCGTCATGCCGGTCTGAAGATCAACCATCTTGTCGTTAAACTCATCAGCGCCTGATGCGAACTCACCCGTCATTGTGACGGCTAAATTCTTGATTGATTCGCTACCACCATTGAGCATTGGTATCAGGTCTGCGCCGCTCTTGCCGAATAGCTGCATCGCTAGTGCGCTCTTTTGCGCGCCATCAGGCATGGCCTTGAACTTATCGGCCACCTCTAGCATGATTTGGTCAGTTGTTTTCAGCTTGCCGCTGGCATCATTTGCATTGATGCCCAAGCTCTTAAGTGCTTCACCAGCATTGCTATTAACACCTTCTGCCAGCCCTTTATTCAGCTTGATCATGGCGCCACCTGCAGCATCCAAGCTGGTCCCGCTCTTCTCGGCTGCCTGCTTGATCTGACTTAGGCGCTCAACACTGATGCCAGTCTTCTGTGCTAGATCGTTCATATCATCCGCCGCATCAATCGCACCTTTACCCATCGCCACTAGGCCGGCGCCAGTCGCCAGTGGCATCAGCGTCTGCAGTCCACCCACTAAGCCACCGGCAGCTCCAGCAAGACCCTTAAAGCCACCTTGCGCCTTGGCTGCTGCACCCTGCACCGCACCCAGCTTGCTTGCCAGCCCTTGCACGGCACCTTCGCCCTGCACGTCAGCCTTGATCTTCAGCAGGGCATCCATTGAGATGGCCATCAGCGCCTCCGTTGTTGCTGGCGTGCCTGCTTTTCCTGCTCCCTACGGAACCGCTCAAGGGCGTGCTGTTCCATCATCTGCAGTTTTTCGAGCAGCTGCACTGGGTCTTTGATCTGCTGCAAGCTACAGAGTTGCAGCACCACGTTGTAATCCAGGCCGATTACACCGTATGCACCAACGCGCCATTGGGTCTGGCACCGCAGGAACATGGCAACTGCATCCCAGTGCTCAGGCCATACTTTGTAGTGCTGCGGCTTGCGCAGTCGTTGTGGCAGCGCTGAGGCATCAGCGCCATACGCCGCTAGATCCTGCAGAAGATCATCATTCGCGCCGTCATTACCATCAAACCAGTAATCAACGGCGCCTGTTAGTTTTTTTCTTTCCCTATTCCAAGACTCTCAGCAAACGCTCCCAGTACAGCCATCGCCATGCCAGGCACTTCTAGAAGCTTCTCGGCGGCGGAAGCGGTGAAGTGAATGTCTTCAGCATCTGAATCCTTGGCCTTAACACCGCACCAACCGGCCAGCACTTCAGCAGCATGGCCCCTGCAAGTGGTTAGATGGTCCATCAGATCAGGTGCCATCCGTTCGGCCGCGATCTTAGCCTGATTCTGCGCCACCATGATTTCCTCTACTCTGCTCTGCGGCAAGCGGTGGAAAACGGCCTCAAAGCTGAACTTGCGGAAGCGCCCATCTATTGGCACTTCGACATTTACAGGCCACTTATAAGTGGGCTCAAGATCAAGAACGAATGCCATAGGTGGAGACGACGGAGGTGTCGATCAGGTGAAGACCAGGCTCAGCTCATCGTTCCCAGCACTGGTGGGAATCGCCATGTACGGCAGGCTGAGCATCTGGACGCCATCCGAGTCTGCGTAGCTCGGGGAGTCCAGGTTGCAGGTGCCGGCGGTGAAGGTGCAGATGTTGCCCGCCGACTGGCCGTGCTGCCAGGTGATCGCCCCAAGGGTCTGGGCCGACACCGCAGCAAAGAAGTCCTTGGAACCAAGGGCCGGCGCCTCGATGGTCAGCTCACCACCAGGCGCACGGTTGGTGATCAAGACCTGCTGGCTGCAGCCGGCCAGCTGGCGGAATGGCGTCTCGTTGTTGAGCGCCATGCTGAACGCCTCCAGACAGCTGGCGTAGCTGAAGATCGACACGCCTGTGGTGTTGGCCGAGTTGACCACCACCGGATCCGCCTGGTTGGCGAAGGTGGGTGATGCAGCGGCTGCAGCGCTGGCGGCGTTGTAGATCCCCATCATCTCAAAGCTGATCTTGGGGATCTCGCCGGTATTGAGGTTGATGGTGCAGGTGCCGCGTGCGCCGGTGACGAGGTGCTTAGTCCCGTCAGCGTTGAAGTCCAGCGTCACGCTGTCGAAGTCACTGGAGACAGGCGTGTAGGTCACGCTGGCGCCAGCGGAGACTGCCTCAGCGAAACCGCAGGCCATCAGCACCGGTGCATAAGCCGGTGCCGTACCAGCAGCACCGGATCCGGCCAGCTCCACATCGAAGCTGACCTGCACCATCCGCTGGCTCACCACCTTCTCGCTATTGCCAAGCCAGGGGGTGATCAGCTCACGATCGAGCAGATCCACATTCAGCGGCTGCACCTCCAGGTTGCTCACCAGCAGGGCATTGGTGCCCGTCGGTGCGGCTGAGGTGCCGTAGGTCGTTTCAGCCTTCGCCAGCAGCAGGCGATTCCGGGTCAGTGCCATCGTCTTCGATGTCGATTGGGGTTACGGGATCCGGCTCCGCCGGCTGTTGCGCAGCATCACGCGCTTGCTTGATCCATCGGCCTGTGGATTTCTCCAGCAGGTACGACCCGCCTGCTGAAGGCAGCGGGTCAATGGGTGGTGAAGGATGGCGAGCCATGATCCTGCATCGCTACAGGCAAGCTATGAACCTCAGCTGCTAAGGCTGGTGACGCCGGTGCGGTAACGGACCTGGTAGGAGCAAACGGTCCAGCAGCTCACGGTGTCGGCCTTATCAAATTGCGGATCGACGCTGATCGGCCAGATATCCATCGCTAACCCGCCGAGGGTGCGATCAGCGAGCAGTTTGCTGTGGAGGCTTTCAACGATCGGATCAGCAGCCTGATCGGGGATCCCGCCGCGGGTGTGGACCGCGATGATGACGGTCAGGGTCCAGTCGATCTTGCAGGTGCTGACCGGTTCTGCTGCAGCGGTATCGATGCCCGGCTCGATCACCAGGGCTGGCGCTTCATTGCGCTGGAATGCTTCGACGCGTGAGCGGTAGATCCTGGTGCCAACCCCTGTAGTGCCTGCCAAGGTGGTGGCGACTTTGGCCAGGATCTGCTCGCGTTTGGTACTCACGGCATCACAGGATCATTAGGGCAGTCTGTTCAGGCTTGAACCACTTCAGCCTGCACCTCCACCCGCAGCCGATCCACCGGCACTCCGGGCAATGCGCCGTTGACCACCTGACCAGCGCCGAAGCGTTTGCCCTGCAACACGATCAAGTCTTCTGGTCCCATGTTTTTGATCACCACCCGCTGCAGGTGATTGAGCGGGTGACATGGGACGCCGTGTTTTTCGCTGCACTTGGCAACGTCAATCCTGTTGGTGAAGACGAATACATCCCGCACGTTGTCGCGGCCAAAATCAACCACGCCGCCGCTGCGCTTGCTGATGATGTGACCCTGTGGGCCGAACTCCAGACGATCGGATCCTTTGCTGCCGATGAACCGCCAGCCGGTGAAGATACCCCTGTCGAGGTAGAACGCATTGACGACTGGGCCATCGCCGCGCTCACGTTTGCCCTGTGGCGTGGTGCGCATTTTGAGGCCCGTCAGATGGTTGCCGGGGTTGCTGGTGCTGATGCGCAGCTCGGTGCCACCTTGACGATCGCGGGTGGTGATCGCGGTGTAGGCCCGCTGCGCGGCGGGGATGGCGTCCCAGTTCAACGCCACGGCGATCAAAGCGGTAACCAGCGGCGTCATGATGCTGTGATGTCCTGCAAAGTGGCGTTAGGCAGGCGACGGTCGAAGTAGGCGAGCCGGCGGATATGGGCATTAGCAAAATTGCTTGCGCCAATCAGTGAGCCCAAAGCCATACTAGATGCAGCGGGAAGAGCGACGCTTGTATCATCTCCTACTATATCTAGTAGACCATTAAAAGCCTGGCGTCCACTAGATGGGGACACAGCTAGGGCAAATCTGCCTACTGCTTTGCCTGTCCACACAGGACCATTGCCTACGGCGCCGTAAGTATCTACGCCACCTACGCGGATACGCGCAACTGGTTGTGTATCACTCTGGCGATACATCTGTATTGCATTATTAAAGTCAGGCCCAATGGATAGTAGGTAGCCTGTATAAGCAGCGCCAGAAGCCGAAGACATGGAGGCAAACACCGTCCCCTGACTCTGCGAGTACCACCGGCTGAAATTAGACCCGGTGATCTGAGCAACGTCAGCATTACGGGTGACGGTTGTTCCTAGCGTTGGGATCCAGGATGTAGCAAAGCTGCCCGCCTCTAGGTTTGCATACTGCACCGTGCCAGATACCGTGACGGTTAGCGTTCCAGCGGTGGGTGTAAAGGTCAGCGTGGTACGTGTGGGGTAGGCGCCAGTGCCAACCACGGTGGCCGAATGGGTGCCGCTGAGGGTGACCGTACCAGTGCCGTAGAAGCTGAGCGTATGGGCAACAGCGGTGACGGTAACGTCCTGGGTGGCCAGGGTTGCGCTATTGAGCAGCAGATTCTGGCGTTGCTCCTCAATCAACAACCCCAGGCTTTCACCAGTCGCCGGGTCATGGTCAAACCTGGCGGTGTTGGTGCCTGCGGTTTGGATGACACCATCGGCGTCGAAGTACGTTGCGTTGCCGCTGCGGGTGAACGTAATGAGGTTCTGGCCGCTGACGTTATCGCTGAGGCTCTTGCTAGAGGCAAAGCGTAGATCCAGCGTTGGCGTACCAGCCTGGGAGTAGAGGAGATCGTCGCCCGTCCCTGGGGCGCCAGTGATTTTCCAGGTCATTACATTGCACTCCTAATAGCGGTGATCTGAGCGGCACTGAGGGCAGCCGGGAAGACCATCACCCGCTCTGCCGTGTAGCCAGGTTGAAGTACAATCGTGCTGCCACTGACCAATGCACTCCCCTCTGGTTTGGCGACCATGGTGTAGGTGCCGGTGAGGACTCCGGTGCCGTCGATCACGGCAGAATCAGCGGTACGCGTGACGGCTGTGGTGGTCGTGGGGATTGGCGTTGATGCGGTGGCACCTTGCTCTAGCTGAGGGAACCCGATGCGGAAGGTGGCATCAATAGCCGTCGAGTTATTAACTGTGTAGTTAATCACCAGCTGACATAAACCAACCGTTGCACCGCCAGAGAGTGTGCGGGAGGCATTTACCCTTTGCGAGGCTAGGCTGGCCGCAGTTGGATTGCTGACAGTATAAAATGCTCCCCCAACAAATGCGGCTCCCGATGTAAGCTCAATCAGCCCAATCTGACTTGCTGTAATTCCAGCAAGGCTGCCGGCGGTTAGCCTCCAATACATAGAGCCTGTCCATGTTTGCCCAGTTGTGGCAGTTCCTGTGCCAATACCAAGAGCAATGGGGTTTGTATTGGTGGTTGTACCGTAAAACCGTACATCAATGTAGCTAATGCCTTCTTCTACTCCGGTGCCAACAATTTGACTTGTTATACCTCCAGATCCAACAATGTAAGTCCATCCCGTTGGACGAGTGCCTGGAGTGCCAGGAACAGCGCCAACCATTGTGTTGTTGCGGATGCTGTTAGTGCGAGACGACTCCACCAACAACCCCTTGCTAACCCTCGTCACCGGGTCATGATCAAACCGTGGCGCATTGGTGGTCGCCCGTTGGATGTACCCATCCGAACCCACGAACGTGCCATTGCCGCCGGTATAGGTGAGTTTGTCTGTGAGGCTGACGGCTTCGATCTCGCGTTTATCGCGGGCGAACCTATAGTCCAGCGTCGGCGCCACACCAGCGATGGCCTGGGGCCGCAGGCCGTTATCCAGCGTCAGCCCCGCCGCGAGCTTCAGGCCCATCAGATCACCTCCGGTTCAGGCGCAGGCTCCTCAACTACCGGCTCCTCAACCGGAGCTTCAGGCTCAGGTGTGGGCTCCGGTTCCGGCAGCACAATGGCATCGCTGCCTTGATACGCCGGGTTAGGCGAACCGTCAGCCAAGAACTTCGGCTCCAGGGCGCCCACGTAATACGGGCCGACCTTATAGGTCTCGCACCGCTGCCTGAGCGTTTCGATCACGCTCGCAGCAAAATACTCCTCAGCGGTGGCTGCATCAGTCGCACCAGCAGTGGAGACGATCAGGAACTCCGCCTGCAGCGCGGGCAGCAGCTCATCAGGGACTTCAAGAGAGAAGATCATGGCGTCAAGATGCAGTGGATTTCAGAACAGCGAAGCCGATCACCACGGCTTCGCTCAGATCACCAGCGGTGATGTTCCGCACGGTGATCACGCAGCTGCCAGCACCAGGCCGGCAGCCGAACATGTACGCGCCAGCGGTGCCGCCTGAGCTGTGGTTCACGATCAGCAGATCCGTTGCGTCGATCCGATCGTTCGTCAACGTGAAACTCACCGCCGCACCAGCTGCCAGGGTGGCGTTATTCATCGTGATCTGACCGGCGGGCTTATTCAGCGTCACGCCTGTGCTCTTGTTCGTCGCCTGGGTGACGGTGCCGCCAGCACCTGCGGCATACCCAAACCGCAGCGTGGTGCGCAGACCATCGGTGGTGTTGAACGTCAGGCTGCTGCTGGCCGCCAGCGCACCGCTGTCGTTAAATGCCACCTGACCACTGGCACCAGGCACCAGGCCGATGGTGCCGGTGGCATCGGGGAACGTGATCGTCCGATCAGCCGTAGGCGTGACCAGCTGCAGCGTCGTGCTGTACGTCCCGCCATCGTCCAGGTTGATGTCACCACCAACCGCCAGTTCTTTGCCGGTGTTGTCCCAGGTCAGATCAGCAGAGCCCGCCAAGGCACCGCCATCATTGAACTGCACCTGGGTATTCGATCCGCCGGCTGCTGCATCGGCATCAGTGCCGATATTATCCAGCCCCAGACCAAGCAATGGGTTGTACTTATAAGCCATCGCTTCAGCTCCAGTACACAGTCGCGACGTTCGTGCCGTCGTAGGTAATATTCAGCACGCCAGTGGTTTGACCACTTTCGCCGCCGACCTTGTACGTCACAACCGTCAGGTTGCCGCTTTCGTCGTAAGTCATCGCGGCGTAGTCGCTCCCCGGAGGGGCGTCAAAGCCGCCAATTCGTGGAAGCGTCATGGCTGTCCATAATCTGCCCTCAGGCTATGGATCAGCTCTTCTGCAAGCTGATCTCGCAGAACACCCCATCATCGATCAGCCGGTTCTCACGCACCGTGTAGCTCACAGAATCCACGGTCACGCTCGACCCATACGCCAGGCTGCCAAACTCCGATGCCAAGCAGCGCAGGGTGTAATCGGTACTGATCACCATCCCATCGGACACCAAGGCGCCGGGCTGATCGAGGATCCCAAGCCCGCTCACGCCGCCGCTACTGACGGCAACACCGAAGTGCTCCAGAAACAGGCTCGGATCCTCAGACCAGCTCACGACAACCTCCAGGCTCAGCCGTACTTCGGCAGGCCGTAGCCGTTGCAGCTGAAGGTGGTGGTGCCACTATCAGCGATGGTGGCCACCAGGCGGATGTAGCGGCGCAGGTCGTTCCGGTTCAGGGTCAGCACCTGCTTGCTCGCTGCCTGGGCGACAGCAGTGAAGCCACCATCCGTCACATCCACGAAGTCACCAGCGGTGGTGGTGTGGCTGTGCTGGATCTTGGCGGTCATCGTGCCGCTAGCGGCTGCAGCACCGGAATCCAGCAGGATCTGGATCTCGCCGCTGTAGTCCTTCAGATCAGCGATGTTGGTCGTAGCACCGGTGAAGGTGCTGGTCTCTTGCCCGACAGGGTGGAGTACAAAGTGATCCAGCTTGTCGAGGGTGGTCTCATGAATGGCCATGATCAGATGCCCTTACGGGTGCGTGGTTTGCGGGTGACCTGCCGCTCCGGCAGGTCTGGCTGTTGGAGAATCACCGGGCAGATCGGTTCTGGCGCCAGCCGGGCCTTACCCAATCCGATCAGGTAACGGCCATCACGGTCAGCAACCTCCACGCAATCACCAGGCAGCACAACGCTGCCGGTGACGGTGGTGCGCTTCAGGATCTCGATCCGCACGGTGTCAGCTCCTCAGGTCAACCTCAGAGGGTGTTGTTGCCGCGGCAGAAGGCCTCGGGATGACGGACGGCGTAGTCCACATCCTGCAGGGCGATCACGCGGACACCGCCGGAGGTGTTCAGCGTGGTGGTGTCCACTGTCAGATCGATCGAAGACCAGAGGCCCAGAACGAGCTGATTCCAGACCGCGAAAAACACGTCCCCAGAGGCCACCTGATTGGAGGTCACCAAGCGATAGCCGTTGACGGTGCCGCCGGGTTCGTAGACGAACTGAGCGGTGCCGCTGGCCTTCTCGGTGGTCTTGAAGGCACCGGTGCGGGTCGCATTGGTGAGATACGCCATCGCGCCGATATCAGCGTTGTCGGCGTTGATCTCGGTTTCCATCGCCACCAGCTCCGCGTAGGTCGGGGAATCGGCTGCGAAGTCCTTGGTGTTGATACCGGTGGTCAGCTTGATGCCCAGCGGTTCCCCGCTGTTGCCCAGGCCGTACAGACCCACGCGGTCGATCTCCAGCGCCAGCACGGTCGCCAGTTCGTTCCGCACCATCTGCTCCACGTCGATGGAGCTTTGCAGCATCAGCCGGCGGGTGAAGTCGGTATAAGCGCCAACGGTGCGGGGCATCAGGGTCACCTGATCCACCGTGGGCTGCGACTCGGTAGGGCTGCCGCCTTCCGACACCCAGTACGCAGTCGAGGCGCCGGTCTGGCGGGGAATCGCCACGTTGCCCTGCAGGCCGCTGAGGGTGGTGATGCCAAGGGCATTGAGCGCCATGCGGTTGCGCAGCAGCTCGATGAAGCTGCCGGGCCGGGCGTCGGTGAACACCAGATCGCCAGCACCGGATGCGGTGGCGACGGTCAGGTCACGACGCATCACGTCGTTAGGCACCAGAATCCCGCGGGCGTTCTGGCCGGTGGCCTGCTCCACCGCACGGCTCACCTCACGCTCAAAGGCGGCATCCTCCTGGGCGGCACGATCGCCGGGATTCGCCAGCGCACGGATCGCGCGAACGAAGCTGAAGCTGCGGGCTTCCTTCTGGCTCAGGCCGATATCAGCCGAAGATTCGCTGATCGGTTGCGCCTTCGGTGCTGCGGCAACAGCAGGCTGGGCCGGCTGCTTCGCACGCTGCTTCTTCACATCAGCCAGCACGGCCTTCATCGCGTCGGCTTCGGTGGCGCCGCTATCGATCAGACCGGTAGCCAGCTCGCGGCAGCCATGCTCTTCGCACAGCGCCGTGATCGAGGCGACACGGGCACGCTCCAGGCCAATCGCTTCGGCCTTCGCAGCGGCCCGCACCTCCTCCAGGTTCGGGGTTTGGGTGTTGTCCATTGAACTGGATTCGTCAGTGTGGGTTGTTGCGGCGTCGGCCGCACTGGTCATGCCGAGACTCCGCCCGATACCGATCGATGGATCAGCCGGCACGGATACCACGGACACCTCATGGGGTTGCCATGAGGTGGCGACATAGGTGTTCTCCCGGTCGCGGGACTTCTCAAGCTCTCCTACTCCGTACCCTACGGATACATTCCGGAGCACTCCATCGCGGATATCGCTCAACACCTCCTGAGCGAAGGCATTACGCGAAAATCGCACCTCAGCCATCCCGCGCTTCTTGGTGCCATCAATCCAGGCACGCTCCACTACCCCGATCACACGATCAGGATCATGGTTAAAGAGCAGCGGTGCGCCATCGTTCAACCGCGATAGATCGACGGAACTACCGTCGTGGCTCAGCACCTCGTTGCCGTAGAACCGCTCGACCGGATACTCCGACGAGAAACTCAGCTCAATGCTGCGGCTCTCCGCTGCATCCTGCTCACCATCAGGTTCCAGCAGGCGGAAGTGGCCGGCCTCGACACGCTGGAACTCACGGTGTTCCAGATCCCGTTGATTCGGGGGGCTGGTCCCCGGTTTCGGTGTCGTCACTGCTATCGACAGCATCTTGCTGTGAACCTAAGGATCCCGTCGGCTCATCCAGCATCTTCAGCTTCTGTGCATCGGCATCCTGCCCTGGGTCGGTATCGAAGCTCAGCCCAAGCTCGGCCGCACGATCCACCTCCAGCTGACGCGCCAGCAGCAGCTCCTCTAGATCGCCACCGGTTTCGGCAACCACCTGAGCCTGCGTCGTGAACCCACTCCGCACCGCGTCCTTATATGCCATCACTTCCTTCACCGGATCCACCCACGACCAACCGCGGCACATCCACCGCGCTTTGGTGAACCGCTCCGGCGCCGCCTCGTACCCAGCCAGCTGCAGCTCTCCCACACTCACCGCTGCGGTCAGCCACGCTTCATATACAGGTGTGATCAGCTGCTCAATCAGGAAGTTCTGGAGCACCTTCCAGTTCTCACGATCATCAATCAGGCTCAGCCGGCTGCTGCTGTAATTCGACTGGCTGTAGTCCTGCGACAGCGGCGCATAGCTGATCCCGATGCCGGCGCTCATGCCCTGCAGCATCGCCCGCATGAACGGCTCAAACTGCCCATCCGGTGCATCCAGCTGCGGAACACTCACGTTCTCACCAGGCGCCAGGTACTTGAAGACGCCCGGCTCGAAGCTGCTCACCCGCTCGCCGTCCATCACGTCATCACCCACCAGCTCACCCTCAGGGCTGGTGATGAATCCCATCAGGCTGCTGCTGGCCCTGGCCCGCACCACCTCGGCCTCCTCATACCCAGCCAGGTGATGCAGCCGTTTGATGCTGCTCGCCAGCCACGGCACCCCACGGGTTTGGCCCGGTCGATCAAGGATCGCTAGGTGGAGAATGTCCGCTGCATCCACCAACCGCACCTGCGTGCTGCCGCTATGGCGCAGATCACCAGGGTGGCGCGTACGGAACGCATACCGCGTCGGCCGGCCCCATTCGTCCACCTCCACACCGAGGCGCCATTCGCGGCCAGCCATGGGCCGCATGTCATAGGTCTCATCACATAGATCCGCCTCGATCACCTCCAGCGCCAGCGGCACCTTTGAATCCCCGAACGGTTGCCGCACCAACCGGATGAACACCTCACCGCTTTCCGCTACGGCACCGATCGCCAGCCGCAGGATCTCCGTCCATCCCAACCGGCCGGCGGTATGGCAACGCTGCGGCCGGCACCATGCTGCCCACGCTTCCTCAATCCGATCGTTCACCTGCTGATTCAGCCGGCCGCTGCCGCGACTCATCGGCACCTGCGCCTGCAGCCGCACCCCAGCACCAACGACGTTGTTGCGGATCAACCGGATTGCCTGGCGCGCGTAATCGTTATCGCGCACCAGCTGGCGCGACCGATTTCGCAACAGCACCAGGCTGCCATTGATCTCCGCATCAGCCGACGTGCTGCTGGTGACCCAATCGCTGGTGAGCCTTGAGATCCGCGCACCTTCATACAACCGCCGCCGCGGTGCCTTCTGCGGTGTCGCCTGGTCTGCCGCGGCCTTTGTCTTCCGTGCCATCAGCCGAACCTCACGAACAGGTTGCCCGGATCACCAAGCCCGGCAGCAATCTTCTCCGCACGCTTCTCCCTGGCCACGATCGCCTTCAGTTGCGACTCGCGTTCGATCAGCTGCGGCAGATCCAAGGATGTGAACTGCCTGCTGCCAACTTGATAATTTTTACTCTTGCTGGCGATGATCCCACGGATCGTGGTCTGCACCGCCTCCAGATCCTGCTCCGCCTGGCTCCGGCCGTCAAAGGCTGCTGGTGTGCTGGTGTAGCTGAGGCTCGGCAGCACCGTCAGCGACCCGGCGCCAATGGTGATCACGCTGGAGCCATCGGATGCCTGCGCCTGCCAGAACCACTGCCCGGCGTTGAATCCAGTCGTCGTGGCCGCCGCGATGCTGAACGTCCAGCCACCTGAACCGTCATCACTGCTGGTGACCGTCGCGCCTTCACCTGCGGTGTTCATCCGCAGGTAATACGTCACGTCCCAGTCTGGACTGGAGATCGTGTTCCCCAACGTGTCGGTCGTGGCGGCCAGCGTCCACGTCACCGTATCGCCAGCCCGCAGCTCAGATGGAATGCCCATGGCTGCAACCTATCGACAGCCGATCACCACGAACTGACGAAGCTCTGCCGTGGTGCTGCACTCCGCTGCTTCCTTGCTGCAGGCCGCTCATGCACCGCTCCAGCTTGCTGCTGCGCCATCTGCTCCCAGAAGTTCACCCGGCTGTAGCGCCGCTTCAGCAGCTCCAGCACCGCCAAGCTGTACACACACAGATCGAGCGGCTCATTTCGAGCGCCACTCGGCTTCACCCACTCGCGTACCTGGAAGCCCTTCACGTACCGCGGCACCAGGCGCTCGCACGTCAGGCCCTCTAGAAACTCCGGCGTGCCATGCTCGCCGAAGTGAACATACCCAGGGCCGGGCGTTTCGTTCTTCAGCCTTGCATAGATCGTCCGCTTCAGCCCGTCGGTGCCTACGGAGTACAGCGTCACGCCACCCTTCACCTGCATCCCACGCCAGTTGAAGTCCACCTTGTTGCCCCTGTTGATTGCGGTCGCCGCTCGGTTGCTGCTGCCCTTCAGCGCCACCACACCATCACGCACATGCCTGCGGCAATACGCGTAGGCCTCCTGCGTGAAGTGGCCGCCGGTGTCCACACCCATCATCCGCACCGTCAGATGCCCGCCGCTGGCGTGGTCCCATTCCGTTCGGCGGATCACATCCACCTGCTCCCACACATGATCCTGCGCCGGATCGCCATCCACCTTCTGATGCCAGATCAGCCACATCTGATCGCCTGAGCCAAAGCCCCAGACACTGATCTCCAGCCAGGTGTCCTGCACGTCAACAGCTGCGGTCAACACCACGACACCTTCAGGGCACGTCCCTGCCGTGTACTGCGCTGCACTCGCACGATTCAGCAGGCCATCGGCACTCACCCGCGCCAACGATTCCTCCTCCCATGGCTCTGCGCAGCGCTTGTTCACCCAGCCCTTCAGCAGCAGCTGATCGTCCTTGGCTCGCAGGAACTCATTCCTGATCTGCTCCCATGGCGTCCAGCCAGCTGGCGCATACCAAGCCGGCAGGTGAAATCCAGCCGTTACCCCATCACCCTGCGCCGTTGCTCGCCATTCACCACCGGCCAGCATCGTCGTCTTGTGGTGCTGCGCCACACGTTCCCCACAGGCCGGGCACTTGCACCACACCTCCCCATCCGGCCGGTCCCATTCCATGTGCTCACGCCAGCGGATCACCTGCTTGGATCCACAGCACGGCATGAACGCATGGAATCGCCGCTGGTCCGATCGCGTCTCAAACTCCGCTGTGATCCGACACGCTCCTCTCGTGCCTGGCGTGCTGGTGATCAGCACCTTGCCCATCGGGAACGTACTGGTGCGAGCCTCCGCGTTCTCCAACGGATCGCCTTTGTCATCTGCCTCGATCGGATAGGAACTCACCTCATCCGCCGCCAGGTAGGCCGCCGGCATCGACTGCAGACCGCTGCCACTGTTCGCGCCCGTCAGCACAAAAAGCCCACCTCTGAACTCCTTCAAAAACATCGAATTGCCGCTATCCCTGCTGCGGGATGGTGCAATCAGCTCGCTCAGCGCCGGCGTTTCGCGCAGCAACGGCTCCAAGCGCTGGCGGTTCAATCGCTTCGCCATGTCCAGCGTCGGCTGCACCAACAGCACCGGCCCAGGCCACAGGTGGATGATGCTGCCCAGCCAGTTCAACACCACCTCCGTCTTGCCCAGCTGGCTGCCAAACATCAACACCACACGACGCACCGGGCTGCCATAGCTCAGGCAATCCATCGGTTCCCGCAGATATGGCGTCCTGCTGGTGCGCCACGGTCCCTTCTCCGCACTGCCTTTGCCGCTGAGCATTCGGTACTCATCCGCCCAGGTGCTCACCGTCATCGCCGGCGGTTGCTCCAGCCCAGCCAGCAGCGCCTCCCTGTAAACCGCAAACGCGTCAGCCATCAGCCAAGCACCGCAACGCCAGCCGAATCTCCTCATCTAGCAGCTTGAACACCTCGCGCACATCAGTGGTGGCCGCCAACTGTCCAGCCACCCGCTCTGGGATGCCCATCATCTGATCGCGCAACGTGCGCCCCAACGTGAACGCAGCCTTCTTCACTTCCTCAGCCACCACCAACTCGCCGCGCTCCTTCATCGCATTCACACGCGCTAGCTCTGCCTGGTAGTGCTCCTTCCTCTCCCGGCTTACCTCCAGCCCAGGGATCGCATCCTCCGGCAAGCTCGCCACCGCATGGGAGATCTGATCTTTGGTTGGCAGCACTGGCTTCTGTGCAACCTGCCGCTTGTCTCGCTCCTTCGCCGCAGCGCTCAGTTTCTCGCTGCCATTACGCCTGGTCCGGGAATCCCAGAGCGCCAAACCCTTGTTCACATCAATCAACGGCCTGCCGTTATCCATCACCACGGCATCAGCAAGCCGACCCCTGATCGCCGATGAAACCGTGCCAGGCGTGACGCCTTTGATCCTTGCGAACTCCCGAACCCCTACGAACACCGCTGAGTGTTTGAGTGTTTGATCTACCCTACGCAGGTGTTTCAAACACTTGCGGGGTAGGGGACCTCATGCCTTGCGCCGCAAGGCGTTTGCCGTTCGACGGGGTGCCACGCTGGCTGTAGCGGGTGCGACGGATCACC